AAAGCCGACCTGAAGGATATGTCCGTCATGGGCATATACCTTGCAGGCGTGGACAAGATCAACGAGATCATCCCGTTCCTGCTGGACACGCACAAGGCCGACGTGTACGCGATCCTGGCGGCGCTCAACAACACCACCACCTCGAAGATCGCGAAGCAGAACATTCTCGTGACAATGACACAGATCATGGAAACCGTCAAAGATAAGGACCTGATCGATTTTTTCAAATCGTGGGCGGGTACGGAGCAGACAGAACAATCTGCGCAATCTGCTCCGCCCCGCAGCTGACGGCGCTCGGATATATCCGGGCGCTGCCGGCGCTGATTCGCCGGTATGAGGAAGAACAGATCTTCCGCGTCTATCTGACCGACTTTCTCGCGGAAAGATACGACCTCAATGTGCGGTATCTTGATCTAGTTCCGGACCCTGACCGCAAACCGCCTCCCGATCCGGAAGAAGGGAGAAAGCGAATCAGAAACAAACTCTCTCAATGAAAGGAAGTGCTGAACATTGGATGTATTTGACCTGCTTGCCAAGCTTACGCTTGACACGTCCGATTATGAGGGCGGTCTTTCAGATGCCAGAAACAGTGCCGAGAAAGGCGGCTCAAAGATCGGCAAAGCCCTCGGCACAGCCGGGAAGGTAGCCGGTGCTGCCATTGCAGCGGCCTCGACCGCCATTGTCGGATTCGGCGCTTCCTCTGTCGCTGCCGGTGCGGATTTTGACAAGTCCATGTCTCAGGTCGCGGCAACGATGGGCTACACCGTAGACCAGCTTAATGCCACGGAAGATGACCTGGCGGCAATGAGCGATGCAGAGAGAGAAGCTGCGGTAGCTGCACAAAAGAGCTTCGGAAAACTCAGAGACTTTGCCCAGGAGATGGGCAGCACCACGGCATTCTCCGCGACGCAGGCCGCAGACGCCTTGAACTACATGGCTCTTGCCGGATACGACACTGAAACGTCTATTCAGATGCTACCGTCTGTGCTTGACCTGGCAGCTTCCGGCAGCATGGATCTTGCGATGGCATCGGACATGGTGACGGACACACAGTCAGCCCTTGGGCTGTCGCTTGAAGAGACCTCCACACTCGTGGATCAAATGGCAAGGACGGCCTCAAGATCCAACACCAGCGTTGCACAGTTGGGTGACGCCATGCTGACCATCGGCGCCACGGCAAGAAATGTCGCAGGAGGCACAACGGAGCTGTCAACCGTCCTCGGCGTCCTTGCAGACAACGGCATCAAGGGTGCGGAAGGTGGTACACATCTTCGCAACATGATTCTATCTCTGCAGACACCAACGAAAGACGGCGTTGCAGTCCTCGACAAGTTAGGCATATCTGTTTATGACGCAGACGGGAACATGAGATCTCTGATCGACATTGTTGGAGATCTACAGGATGGCCTCGGGGACATGGATCAGGCGGCGCGTGATGCGATGCTCAGCAACCTGTTCAACAAGACCGATCTTGCAGCAGTTAACGCGCTTCTCGGCACACGGTCTGAGCGCTTCGAAGAGCTGACGGCAGCAATTCAGGAGGCTGAAGGTGCTGCAAAAGCCATGGCCGAAACGCAACTTGATAACCTTTCCGGTGATATTGTCCTGTTCAAATCTGCCCTGGAGGGCGCTCAGATCGCAATCAGCGACCAGCTGACGCCAACGCTACGAAATTTTGTCCAGTTCGGCTCAGCCGGCCTCTCCCAGTTGACGCAGGCATTTCTCACGGATGGCCTCGGCGGGGCTTTGGATGCCCTCAGCGGAATCATTGATGAAGGTGTTGGTTTGCTCTTTGATGTGCTGCCGACCGTCGTGGAAGCAGGCATCGCGCTCCTGGAAGGGCTTGTTTCCGGCATTATCAACAATCTGCCAAAGCTGCTTGATGCCGCGGTGGAGATTATCACAACATTGGTCAAAGACCTGGCTGATAACGTGGGCAAGGTCATTGATGCGGCAACAAACATCATTTTTACCCTGGCTGACGGTCTGATTGAAGCTCTGCCTGAGCTGATTCCAGCAATTATCGAAGTAATACTGATTATTACCGAGAAGCTTACTGATCCTGACACTATGGCAAAGCTGATTGATGCATCATTCAGAATTATTGGTGCAATTGGTCTTGGACTTATCAACGCAATTCCGACGTTGATAGAGAGTGTGCCAGTGATCATAAAGAACCTTGTAGACAGTTTCGTGAGTTATGGGCCTAGCCTTATTGAAGGTGGCAAAAATCTTATGGAATCACTTGGAAAAGGATTCACTGACAAGTTTGAAGAAATAAAGGCGTCTCTCCATGGAATTGTCGAAAAGATCAAAGGAATCTTCAACTTCAGCTGGGAATTCCCAAAACCAAAACTACCTCATTTCAGTGTGAATTGGCGAGATTTGGGAATCATCTCCATCCCTGATGTTAGCATCGAGTGGTACAAAAAAGCTTATGATAACCCGTATATGTTCACAAAGCCGACAGTCATGGGTTTCGGTGATGGAGTCGGCGGCGAGATGGTGTACGGGCATCAGAGTTTGCTCAATGACATTAAGACCGCTATGCGTGACACAATGGGGAGCGAGCCGCCTATTACCATTGTTGTTCAGTCCGTTCTTGACGGTAAAGTAATAGGTCAGTCTGTTACAAAGTGGCAGAGACAGCAAGAGAGGGCTTTGGGATGATTGATGTAACATTCAGAATCAACGACGTAGATTATAGCTCCTTGCTATCAACGTACAACGTCGATAAAGAGGTTGAGTATCAGAAAGTGGTGACAACCTTAGACGGAACGGAACACGGCATTGCCAGATACAGACCAACAATCACATTCTCACTAATTCCACTCACCGACGCTCAGTGCAAGCAGTTGTATGATTCCCTTAAAAAAGGGGACATAGAAGTTGTCTATACGAACCCGCATAACAACGAAACTTCTGTTTCCAAGATGCGAGTTGCGTCAAATATCGGAGCGGTATTTGGCTTGAAGTCTATAACCGGAGATCGATATTATAAGTGCGGAGAAATAACGCTCAGGTCAAGAATAGCAACGAGGTGAAAGCCCATGCAGGATACTTCGCGCGTTGAAAACTATGACGCAATAATTTCCAGCGGTGAATATTATACAGAAACCAAGGTTAAAATTAATGGGGTTGAATACGGTGAGGATATGCTGGTTTCTGTATCGTCAAATGCTGCTTTGTTCGGTGATCAAAATCCAACCGTCGGAACGGCAATAGCGAGAGAAATAGACTTTGAGATGAGATACCCAAATGAAACTATTCCCAAAACTGCGGAAATTCGAGTGTATATCAGAATCTACAATGATGAACTTGTGTCAGGCTGGATTCCAAAGGGAGTGTTCCGGATAGATACGAGGGGGAAAGTGGAAGGTGATGATTCCGAACACCTTCCGATTCACGGCTATGATGATATGCTGAAAACAGAACAGGACTATCCATCCTCTCAGCTTGAATGGTCAGAGACAAGCCCAAATGAGAGGGCGGTTCTGGATGAGATCGCGGCTGCAATCGGTGTGGAACTGGATGACCGGACGAAAGCGGCGTTCCTGGAGAATAGCGGGTACATTGTAGGATTCCCGGCGGGATATACCATGCGCGAGGTGCTATGCAGCATCGGGGCGATGCACGGCGGGAGCTTCTGCATGTCGGATGAGGGAAAACTTCTCTTCGTCGGATTGACAGACCTGCCGGAGGAGACCAACTACCTGATCACGCAGACCGGGAACTATATCACATTCGGTGGCAAAAGAATCCTTTTGAGGTAGCGTCATGGCAGACAAAATCTATCTTGGAAAGAACGCCAGATCATTCAGAAGCTCTCCGAGGTTCCGCAACTATGACATGGTGATTCTCAATATCGATGAGAACAACTATGTTTCAAGCCCGCATGTGACGCTGGATGGGACGAAGTGGGAAAGCCGCAGTAACGGAGAGCATGTGTTTACCTATAACGGTTCACGATGGGTATATAACGGCAGCACCTACACGACAGCGGCTCTCAGCAGTACGTTCGGCATCACCGTGACGTATTCGTCGGTTACAGCAGCAAAAACAGGGGACACCGTGACGGTCAGCAAGATCACGAACAACGATGAGCAGACCGTGACTGCGGTGCTGACAAGATCGGGAAGAGCGTTTGAGGTGGACTGCCCGCTGGTCAAGCCAAGCCAGCGGCAGGACGTAGCGGACGCGCTTCTGGCGAAGGTCTACGGATTCAGCTATCAGCCGTATGAAGCGGATGGTGCTTTGCTGAATCCAGCGGCAGAGCTTGGGGATGCAATCACGGCGTTCGGTGTATACGGTGGACTGTACAAGCAGAATCTTACATTCGGGCGATTGATGGTTTCCAGCATCGGTGCGCCAGCAGAGGAAGAGATCGACTCGGAATTTCAGTTCAAGTCCTCGCAGGAAAGACGGTATGCCCGGAAGTTTGCCGACATAGCGGCTGAGTTCAAGATTCAGGCTGATGAGATTTCCGCAAAGGTCAGCAAAGTTGGTTCAAACAGTACACAATCATTTTCTTGGCAGTTGCAAGAAGATCACTTTTCTGTGTTTAGTGGTTCAAATGAAATGCTTCGGATTGATTCAACCGGGTCAACGTTTGCCGGTGTAGTCAAGGCTAATCAAATAATGGTAGGCAATACGGTGATAGGCGGCTCGATATGCGGCTATATCCAAGGAAGCCAGATCGGGTCACGCACAATCTCAGGTGGGTTTTTTGGGAATATTGCTCCGTCTACGATTTCCACAGCGAATACTGTGACTGGAATCAATACAAGCCTTAATTATGCTGATAAAGCAAACAATGTACTTTTTAATGGAACGCAAGTAGCAACATATATCAAAGCGACATACGCCACTTTGAATCAACTGACAGTAGGCAGTTATGATACAAGATGGTCATACATCAAATGCGGTGACAACATTTCAAGGTGGTTATTAACAAGAGATAATTCATAAGGAGCTTTTATGGATATAATTACAACAGCAACCGGTAAAAAGTTTTCCACAGATTATTTAAGTGCGGCTCCAAATCCCAAAATTACATTTTTTAGGATTCTTAATCTTTCATTTGCAGAGGTGGCAACTGTATTCTCAAGTGCTGAAGAAACGGCATACATTTATTATCAGAACTATGTTCTGAGGGGTTGCACTCTGATAGCAATATCTGTGGAAGATGAGGCGATAAAAGTCTCAATGAATTATGAAACGCTTACAAAGAGGGAGCAGTCATGACACCACAAGAAATTCAAGCGGTTATTTCAGAACTGAACCGGCTGACGGTCAGCGGAGAAGCAAACCTTGACATTCTTCTCGGTTGTATTACATTCCTGAAATCAAAGCTTCATCCGGTCAAAGTGGAAGAGGTGACAGAAGATGGCTGAGTCAACGATAGGTTCTTTGCCAGCAGTACAGATCATGCAGAATGCCGACCTGCTTGTGCTTGAACAGAACGGGGAGGCAAAGAAGCTGTCCGGGGAGCTTCTGGCGGCGTTTATTGATCGGCAGATCGTATCTGTCACTGTTGTAGAAAGAGCAGCAACGGAAACTTATACTGCATCATACAACAAAAACACAGGAGCACTGACAATCGGAATTCCTCGCGGTGTCGGCATTGCGTCTATCTCCGATCCTACAGTTTCCGGTCTGAACAAGACATACACGATCACATGGGACAAACCAGCATCCGCAAGTGCCGCAACGACAAAGCAGTTCACCGTTAAAGACGGAAACGCCATAACATCCATTGAGGCAATAGATGATTCACATACTCACGGTGGTATGGACCATTACAGAATCAACTTTTCTGAAGGTGATCCGTTTGACTTCTACCTGTATAACGGGAACGACGGGTATGGTACTCCTGGAACAGCTACACCTCTGATGGACGGAACTGCGGAAGCCGGAACGGCGAATATGTACTCCAGACAGGATCATGTGCATCCGACAGATACCAGCAGACAGGCTGCAAAACTGAAATTCACCAACAAGTCAGTATCGAGATGGGTTGTGGAATCAGACCCAACATATCAAGAGTTCCCAGTTCGAGGGGAAATATCATGTACTGGCGTCAGAGACACGATGTTCCCGATGGTGACCTTTGCTGCGGAGGAAGCTGGCAGCGGAGACTTCGCGCCGAACGCTGTGACAGGAATGGACTATGTTTACATCTATGCAGCAGAAACTCCGGGGTACACTGTCAGCATTCCGAGCATTATTGTTTTGCCGTAGGGAGGAGTAATTGTGGTAGGAATTACAAACGCAGGTGCGACAAGGGCAATCGCATTTATCAACTGCACTTATCCTGTCGGAAGCTCATGTACAGCCTCAGCACATGGAATCACAATCATGGCAACCGGGTCAAGCGGAGCATACACATTCAAGCTCCCGCGTGCCGGGACGTGGACGCTATCCATTACGGACGGCACATCAGAGGCAAGTACAGATGTCAATGTCGCGCCGTGGACTGCGGTTGATGTTGAACTGTCCTACACGTTAATACCGGAAGACCTCAGAAGCACATACTTTGAGGTCGAGTATATCAACTTCTCAGGTAACGGTGTAATCGGAAGCGGTATCAACAGTCTGGTTACTACCGGAATTGTTAATGACGGGCAGTCGAGCTATGATGTTGAACTGGAATTTACACCTTCCGGAATATCCAGTGTTACAGATGCCAACTATGCAATCATAGCAAACGAAGGAATTGGAAGCATGGGATATGACGTGCAAGGCATTCTTGTAATGGGCGGGAAATTCATCTTGTCGCACGGTTGCCCTCCTGCCGGAAGCGAGTATTATGCGACAGGCCCATCCGTTGTTAATGGCCAAAAGTATACGCTGAAGGTGCATTACACTCAGATCAGTGGCACATATAAAATGTACATAGATGGCGCAGAGAGAGCAAGCATTGCAAGTTCCAATGCTCTTCACAATGACTCAAGCTTCTCATTTGGCACAAGTTACGTCAATTATTATGGAACGGCCAAAGGAAAATACGGGAAAGGCAAAATATGGAGAGGCAGTACTCTTGTCGGCCATATGGTTCCGTGTGTGCGGCGAAGTGATTCCGTATGTGGTTTTCTTAATATCATAGACAAGACATTCCATTTCAACGTAGATAACGGTGGCACTACTCCTGGCAGCGCTACACCCGGCCCGGCTGTCTAAAATAGAAAAAGGTTGTGATGGATAATGAGTGTTAGAGGGTTCAATACAGGACTTGGCTAGGAAGTTAAGGTGTGCGACCGAATGTCAGGAGATGATGCTACATGAACTACAAAACAATAACAGTTGCGTTTGGTGCGCTTCGGAAGATCACAGGCCCAGCGCTTCAGTGGCAGTACAACGAGAAGCAGTACCTCATCATTAAGGGTCTTGACCTGCCTGAAGTGTACGCAGTGGACTTCATGAACAAGGGCGATACAGAGACAATCACGATGACACCGACTGTGGAAGGCGTGCTGATCCCGGATCAGTTCCTGCTGGACGGCAGATCTCTGATTGCATACATCGTCGTGATAGACGGGGAGAGCGTGAACACAATTGCGCAGATCACGTTCCCGGTCAATCCGAGAGGCGCACGAACGGACATGTCACCTGAACCGGCAGAGCAGCAGCAGATCGACCAGCTGATTGCCACCATGAACGAGGCTGTTGCAGACAGTCAGGAAAGCGCAGAAGAGTCTGAGCGTCAGGCGGGGATTTCCGAGGAACACGCAAACGACTCCGAGGCGTGGGCAGTAGGTCAGCGTGGCGGTGTTGACGTTGAAGATACAGACGAAACGTACCATAACAATGCCAAGTATTACGCTGGCGAAGCAGACAGAATCAGCCGGGACAATGCTGAACTTGCTGAGAGCTGGGCGATTGGAGGAACAGGGAAGCGTCAGGGAGAAGATACCAACAACGCAAAGTATTTCTCTGAAGAGTCAGAACGTCTCGGTCAGGAAAAGGCGAAGCTTGCAGAAAGTTGGGCTGTCGGCGGCACCGGTACGAGACCGGGAGAAGATGAGAACAACGCTGAGTATTGGTCAGAACAGGCAAAACAGGGAGCGTCTGAACAGGGCTGGGTGCATTTCTACATTGACGATGATGACGTTCTGCATTACATCAAGACGGCGAACGCAGCACTGGACTTTTACATTGACGTTGCAGGAATCCTGCACGTAACAAACGCATAAAGGGGTGATCGAACATGGCAAGTCCTGAAACATTTGATATTCCGATTGGGAAAGTGGTAGGGCCGAAGGGTAACACCGGCAACGGAATTGAATCCATTGTGCTTCTGTCAACGTCCGGACTGGTCAAGACGTACCGTATTACCATGACGGATGACACTACCTTCGATTTCAGTGTGTCGGATGGTGAGGACGGCAACGGAATCAGCGGAGCGTCATTTGATCCGCAGACAAACGCACTGACCATCACATTCGACGATGGGGCAACATTCACTACACCGTCTCTTAAAGGCGTTCCGGGTGATCCGGGTACTCCGGGTGATGACGGTTATTCACCGGCTGTTACCATTGAGACGATCACTGGTGGGCATCGAGTAACGATCACTGACAAAGATCATCCGAACGGTCAGAGCTTCGATGTGATGGACGGAAAGGACGGTGCATCCGATGCCGGCGACGTCACTTATGACAGTACTGAGACCTATACAAGCGGTACAGCGGGCGCAGCGCTGAATGACTTAAGTCGCCAATTAAGTGACACAAAGAGTGCAATACAATACACGGCAACAGAAATTGGATACGCAGTATATCCTGTGGAAGCGGAAGAATATAACCAGAGCCATTACGTTAATTATCGGGGTCAAGTAATTGGCGATAACGCTTTCTCAATATACGGATTGATTGAACTGTTTTCTGGTATGACAATTCATGTCAAAGCAAGAGGATATAGAAATTATGTTTCTGTTATTGCCGTGACTGACGAAAATGCTCAGACATTTACCCCTGCTGTAATTAGTAGTGATGATACAGTTAGCGATTTCGAATACACGGTACAAAATCATACATATGTAGCAATATCCTCCAATAAGAATGCTGTTCCCACTTACTACATAACTTATACAAGTATTAACCAGCGTCTGCTGGATTTAGAGCTTGGACAGAGATTCCCTACTGTAACTGTTACAAATAACTACTATGTAAATTATCGCGGCGAAATTGTCGGTGCATCAAATTTCTGTTATAGCGCGCCCATTGCTGTTGTTAACGGAGAAATTGTAAATCTGTATGCGCGAGGATATAGCGTAAACGTTGCAATGATTTCAACGTGCGATGCCAATGGTGGCAATATTGTACCACAGGTAATTTCTGCTGATGCCACAGACAGAAATTATTCATATATCGTTAACGCGGATGGGTATATATTGATAAGTTATGATACCAGAGGCAGCAATAATTTAGTTATCTATAAAGCAACATCTTCAAAAGCAATAAATGAGCGGCTTATCGCATTGGAGTCGATAGAACTCCCAGAAGACTTCAGTAATTTGTTATCGGCGTTTGATAATATTACATGCATAGGTGATTCGCTTACGTATTCGCAGGTATACACTGGACAAAATACAAGTAGACAAGCATATGTGCCATATCCTAAAGCGTTGGCGAGAAAGACTGATGCCGATTATCATATATTGGCAAGACCCGGAGCATCTGCTTACGATGCTTGGAATGAATTTAAGACTCAAATCATTTCAAGATCAAATAACCTCACCATTATATATCTTGGTACGAACTTAGGGCTAACT